AGCTGCAAAGAGGCGTAAGTCTTTCTGTGCCAGATCTGCAGGTCAAATGAAAAAGTTTCCTAAAGCAGCTAAGAATCCTAATAGTCGCTTAAGACAAGCTAGAAGAAGGTGGAAGTGTTGATTAGTAGAGCATCAATGAAACAACAAATGAAGGGTAATCGTATGAAAAAGAAACCTGTGCAAAAGAAAAATATAGGTAAATTATTAGAAACATTTTCTCCTGCATATAGTATCATGAAAGGTAAAGGACCTGTTAGTGACTTAGTAGCAGGTGGTTTAGGGGGTGCCTTAACCATACCTTTCGCTCAAAGACAAAGAGCGAAGCGAAAGAAAAGAGAAATGGAAATGAAAGGCTCTAATAGAATGACAGAAATGCCAAGAATGATGGAAGGTGGCATGATAAAAAGAACCAGACCAATAGATGGCATTGCTAGAAAAGGAAAAACAAGAGCGGTATGATAAAACAAGAAGTTTGTCCGATATGTAAAACAGCATTGAAAGACACTAAAGAAAAGCAAGTGCAATGTATTACATGTAATGCTTTGATATCAACTGATGTTGAGTGGCAAAGTAAATACGGATACGAGTGGGTAGAGGATAATGCCAAAACGTAATTATCGTGGTGAGTATGACAACTACCACAAGCAAACAGATCAGAAAAAACGTAGAGCTAGTAGGAATACGGCTAGATCTAAGATGAAGACTGCTGGTCGTGTTAAGAAGGGTGACGGCAAAGACGTTGCTCATAAAAATGGTAATCCTAGAGATAATAAGAAAAAGAATCTCGCAGTGAAGCCAAAGTCAGTAAACAGATCTTTTGCAAGAACTAGTAAAGCTAGAAAAGTAAACAGGAGAGCTTAATGAAACAACCTATGAGACTTAAATCTGGGGGATTTATATCTTCTGGAACAGATGCTGGTGACCTAAAAATACTAAGGACAGCAAAGAATATAGACGATGGAAGTGCCAATGGCATGAAAGCTGGAGGCAAAGTAAAGAAAAGTAGAGTTAACGAGGCTGGTAATTATACCAAGCCCGGACTTAGAAAAAGAATATTTAACAGAATTAAAGCAGGCGGCAAGGGCGGAAGACCCGGTCAGTGGTCTGCTAGAAAAGCTCAGATGATGGCTAAAGCCTATAAGAAAGCAGGTGGCGGCTACAAATAAGGAAATACTAAATGGACCCATTAACAATTACCGCTGCAATGAGTGTAGCGAATAGCGCTTTTAATGCCATAAAACAGGGATTTTCAGCAGCTAGAGATATAGAACAGATGAGTGGGGACATAGGTAGGTGGATGGGAGCTGTCTCTGATATTGACAATGCTGAGAAACAAGCAAAGAATCCTCCCCTTTTCGGCAAGTTGTTTAAGGCTGGATCTATAGAAGAAGCGGCTCTCGCTGCGTATGCAGCAAAGAAAAAGCTAGAAGAGCAAAGATACGAATTAAAAGTATTTTTAAACATGACTTACGGTCCACAAGCGTACAATGATTTGTTAGCTATGGAAGGTCAGATAAGAAAGCAAAGACAAGAAACTGTTTACAAGCAACAGCAGTTGAGAAGACAGATAGGCGAAGCTGTAACTTGGTTAATTGTAGCTGCCATAATTGGTGGATTTACTGTTTTAGTTGCAGGTATATGGATTAAACAAGCAAAGGCTTATGAATACAAACCTAAAGATTATACAAAGCAACAAAAGATTTGGCAGGGTAAAACTAAAAAAAAAAATATACAACATGTAGACTTGCTAAAAGAATTAAATCAAAAACTGGTATGATGGCTTGTATTTACAAAGGTGGCAATGAAACATACGAGATGATGATCGAAAGCTGGTGTCCAAAGAAGTTTAAATGTGTTTACAATCCTTGGCAAAAAGAGCCTAATATAGATGATGTTATAAATTCATTAAATAGTGCGGTTAAAAACAAATGAAAGCTAAACAAAAGAAATTACAATCATCAAGTAAGTATAATGAATATGATTTAGATGGTGATGGCATTGTGTCAGATGCAGAGCTTTCTAACATGAAAGAGATCAAGGAAACAGAAACAGCCCTTCGCAAAAACCTTGCTCAACTAAGAATGGCAAGGTATACTTTAATAGCTATGGGTTTGTTTACAGCAGCTATGTTTTTTATAGATGTAGAAAGAGTTAAAGCCTTAGCAGATATCAGTAATCTATTTTATATAAGTGGAGCTGGTATCGTAGGAGCATACATGGGTACAACAGCATGGATGAATAAAAAGTAATGGGCGGATTAAAAAAACCACAAAGGAGTTTAAAGGCTTGGGGTAAACAGAAGTGGCGAACCAAAAGTGGTAAACCTAGTACACAAGGGCCAAAGGCAACAGGTGAGCGTTACTTACCTGAAAAAGCAATTAAGGCTCTTTCGCCCTCTGAATATGCCCGTTCTACGGCTGCTAAACGAAAAGCAACTAGAGCAGGTAAACAAGTATCTAAACAGCCAAAGAAGATTGCAAGAAAGACGAGAGCTTATAGAAAGGTCACATAAATGGCAGTAGTAGTCCCAGATATACCAGACCTGTTTGAAGAAGCGTATGCGAGAGCAGGGTTAGAACTAAGAACAGGTAACGATTTAAGAAATGCCAGACGCAGTTTTAATTTATTAACTATGGAGTGGCAGAACAGAGGATTAAACCTTTGGACAATAGCATCTGGAACTTTGTCACTTAGCTCAGGAACAGCAACGTACACTATGCCTACAGATACTGTGGATATATTAGAGCATCAGATTAGAACTGGAACTGGTACAAGTCAGGTAGATACGAATCTAACTAGAATCAGTGTATCAACATATGCACAGCAGAGCGCAAAGAATACACAAGGCAAGCCTACACAGATATTTGTACAGAGGCTTGCTGATTCTGTAACAGTTACAATGTGGCCTGTGCCAGATAGCGCAGATACATACACTTTGTCTTTTTTTAGAATTGTGGGAATAGATGGGATTTCATCGGGTATTGATGGGACAACAACATCTTTTATACCACCTAGATTTGCGCCATGTCTTGTATCTGGATTAGCATACTATATCGCTATGAAAAGACCAGAGGTTGCAAATAGAGTTGCTCCCCTCAAACAGGAATATGAGTTTCAGTTTGAACTAGCAGCAGGGGAAGACCAAGACAGTTCGTCTGCTAGATTTGTACCATATAATACTTTCTACGGAGGTTAAAATGCCACAATATAAAATTAAATCTGGAGATACATTATCACAGATAGCTAAAAGCAAGGGATTTAGTTTAAATCAATTAAAAGCTGCTAATCCCAATATTACTGATCTAAATAAAATAAAAGCAGGGGCAACGTTAAAGTTACCTTATGCTGCATCAAAAGTTGGCAGCAAAAGAAGAACAGGTGCAACAGTTGGTGGAAGCACAAAGAAAAGTCCATTCAGAGGAATGACTAAAACTCAAATGGCAGATCTACAGCCTAAAAAGAAAGGCACAGTAAAGAAAAGAAAAGTGGCAATGACACCACCGCCTAAGCCAAAAGCAAAACCAAAAAAGGCTATTGATAGAATGAGAAGAAAAAGATTATATTCTACTAAGTCACCATCTATGGGAAAAAGATAATGAATAGATTAAAAAAAGGTAAGACCCTTAGGCAACAAAGAGCCGATATAATAAAACGAAGAGCTGAAAGAGAAAAAGCTGACGCAAAAAAACAAGGTATTTCTGTTGAAGATTTAAGACAAAAAAGAAGAGATACATTTTCTACAGTTTTGTCTCCGTTAACAGTTCTTCCATTCGGCAGAGCTTTAAGTTTAGCAGGAAAGGGAACATCAAGATTAAAAAAATTACTTAGTGGGGCAAAGAAAACAAAACCTTCGGCAACTAAATTAAGCAAAACAACAAAGACAACAAAGACGAGCGTGCCACCCACAAAGACAGCTAAAACAACAAAAACATCAAAAACAACACAAACTAAAACTAAAACTAGGTCTAAAACTAAAGTTGCACCTACCACCACAAAGCCGGTTCAAGGTCCTTTTCCTAAGGTATACAAAAGACCTATTGGTCCAAAACCTAAAACATCTACAAGAGTCAAAAACTTTGTAAGGAAAAATAAAGTGCCAATAGCGGCAGGTGCAGCGACATTAGGAACAACTACAGCTTTGTTAAAACCAAAGAAAACAGACTCAAAGCCTAAAGTTATAAAGCCTAAAGTCGAAAAACCAAAAATGAGACCAGATAGCATTAAACCAAAAGGCACACAAAATATTGTAAAATCACCTCCGATTAAAAGAACGAATATAACTGCTGGTGGTAACGTAGGATTTGGTCCAAAAGGTAATATCTTTGCATCTAGCGAAAAAAGAAGAAAAGAACTTATGGAAAAATATGGCGGCACAGGA